TATCTTAGCTGTAGATACTGTATTATCACTTGGAGTACCAATTGAAACTGTATCTCCTAAGACAACTACAAAGTATGTAGAACCTGTAGCAGGTGCATTAGATAACTTAAGTGTATTACCACTAATAGCGAAACCTTCACTAGGTGTACTTGTACCAGCATTAGGTTTCTGTATAACACCATTTATACTGACTATTGTTGACTGAGCATCTGTAGCTGCAGTAGACATAGTAAAGTCTGTAAGACTTCCATTGAATGATTCAGATAGTGTTACTATATGTGATGAAGAAGATTGAGCTACATCATCCCATTGAGAAGTACCAGCATTATATACCTTCATCTTCTTAGATGTTGTATCGAAATACAAGTCACCATCATCATTGTTAGATGAAGGTGCAGAAGAAGCTATTCTATATCTAGCATTAAAGTCATTTATATCATCAGATAATGTTTTGATATCTGATTCTTTACCTAATAGTTTGTGGTAAGTATAAGTATTACTTGACCCAGTAGAGCTTACTAATAAGCCCATGTTATCTGTTAACGTAGTACTATATAGAGTCGAAGGGAATCCATTAATAGTTACATTATCTGATCCATTACCAGAGGTTCTAGCAGTTGTAGAGACACCACTACCATTAACAACAATACCACCAGCATCTGCAATACTTATTACAACACCAGAGGATGGTTGAGTTGGAAAGCTATCTTCATTTGCTATTACTTCAAGACCACCTAAAGGGGCAATCTGAGCAGCAACGTAATCAACAACAGCTCCACTTGTAGGGTAGGAGGCATCAGTATCTGATATAGTAGTTTGTACAGTTTTACCGTCACATATCGAGTTAATTTCGGTAGTTGTTGCAGCAAGAGCAGTACCACTTGCCAAAATAGATGCAGTACCTGACTGCATACCAGCAAGCGTTGTGAGTTCAGCATCAGCAAGTTCCGAGGTTGTAACAGCATTTGCAGCTATTTTAGCAGAAGTAACAGCGTCATCAGCTATAGCTGCAGTATCGACAGCATTATCTGCAAGTTCTGAAGAACCCACAGCATTAGCTACTATACTATCAGCATTAACTGCATCTGTTGCTATCTTAGCATTAGTAATTTGATCGTCAGCTATATGTGCTGTATCAATAGATCCATCAACATAATGCTCTGAATTGATTTGATCATCTGCTATCTTAGCTCCAGTTATAGCATCAGCATTGATTTTTACAGTAGTTACTGCATTAGAAGCTAAAGCTGTAGCATCTACAGACCCAGCTGCATAATGCTCGGCATCTATAGAATCAGCTGCAAGATGTTCAGAATCTATTTGATCATCTGCTATTTTAGCTCCAGTAACTGCGTCATTTGCTATCTTAGCAGTGGTGACTTGTAAATCCCCTATATGAGAAGTATCAATAGATCCATCTACTAATTCAGATGAATCAACAGAGTTAGCAGCTAAAATAGTTGAGTTAACAGTTCCTGTATCACCAGTTGTTATTACTGTACCTGAAACATTAGGAAAATTAATTGTCCTATCAGCTGTAGGATCTACTACTCCAATACTAGTTTCATGTGCATCTGCTGTTGCACCTTCAAATACAAGTTGGTTTTCACCCATTTGAAGGTTACCAATCATGGTGTCATCACCAAGAGTGGTCATAGCATTGTTATCAATCTCTTGAGCTGTATATAAGATTTGATCAAAGTCATCATTCAAATCTTCAGCTTTAATAGCAGAACCTGGGTAGAAGGTTGCTTTTTTATTATCGTTCCCAGTATTCCTATAAATCAACACCTTGACATTATTGCCAGGTGCTGAGTTCATTTGAACTGTAGTAGCTGTTGGGAAAGTATATGCGGTTGTAGCTTGAGTTACTCCGTCTAGTTTTACCTTGACGTCAGTAGTTTGTAAATATGGAAATGTAAATGAATAGGTTGTTGTTGACCCATTCCCTGTATATTCATTTTGTGTAACAGCCATTTATTTGTGTTATAAGTTTACTTTGGGATGGATAACATTTGTTCAATTTGTCTATCTAATTCAGTTACGTTTTGAAGTTGACCTTGTTGTCTATAGCGATTCTGTAGTTTACCTAATCTATGTGTTTCTGATAAACGTTTAGCTGCACCACCTAAGTTAGGATCTTCTAACAACATTTCCCAAGCTTGACGTTTAGCTTCTCTAAATATAGGCATAATCATCTTGCCATGTTCTGTATAGGTAGCTTCAAAGTCTTTTTTAGGATTACGTTCTAATTCTATAATAGAAGCTCGTACTAGAGGATCTTCAAGGATTTCAGTAAGTTTTTGTTCTATCTGTTGTTGACCTAAATAGAATTGATATTTAGATTTTAAATCAGGTCTTCCTTCTAAACTTACACCACCTGTACCAGTGTTAAATGTTTGTTTTAGATTAAGACCACTTCTCATTAGCCATTCTCTAGTTTCATTTGTAGCACCTATATTTAGATTGAATGGTAATAAAGCATTAGCTAATCTAGTCATTGGGTCCCAATCACGTAGAATATCACCATTTAGAATATCATATCTATATGGTAATTTCTCACTACCAGCTATATCAGTCCATAGGTTTCGGTTACCAATACTTTGTAAGAATCCTGATTCTAATTCTCTCATACCAGGTGATAATACTTTACCTATTTCGTTTCTTAAACCACCTAATGGGAATTGGTTATTTACAAAGTTAGCTGCTACTCTAGAAGCATCACCACCTTGAGAAGTTAATAAGTCTTGTAGTTGTAATAAACCTGATAAGAAAGATTTGTTTGTAACATTAGCACTCATCATGTATGAAAGCTTACCGAACCAATTACCAGCCCAGTCATCTCCCATTACTCTCTGAGAATCTACAATATCAGCTGTAAAACTTAAGAACATATTAAATGGTTCTAATGCTTCATAGCTAACATAGGAATCACCAATCTTTATTGATCTAGGTTGCCATTTACCTGCTTGCTGCCAAGCATCTCTTAATTGCCTATCAGGAGGTCCATTACCTGTTAAGTTACCATTCAGTGCCATCATAGCAGCTGTAGAGGTTACACCATATCCAATGGCCCATCTACCTCTCATAGTAGCTTTAGCAATTTCTAAATCTTCTGGAGTTTTAATACCATACTTAAGTAATTCAGGATCATCAAAACTCTTAGTCATAATATCAGCATGTTCCTTGATAACTAGATTTAAACCAGGAGTATACTTAGAAGTCATTTCTAAAGCGTTTACACCTGTTCTAGCGAACAAGAAGAAGGGTCTAAGGAATGGCATACGTTCAAATGCTTTATCTAAATCTTTAGCAAAACCAGTTAACTCTTTAGTTAACTTAGCTTCATCTGCTGCAAATTTAGCCATTTCATCTGTAATCTGACCATCAGCTGAGAATACTCTTCCTTCAAAATCTTTTTCTACAGCCTTGACCATTTCACCTATATTCTCTACTGACTGACCTTCATTACGTCTAAGGTTATAAACATTATCAAAAGCTATTTGACGTTGCCTACCTCGTCCTATCATCTGTGAAAAGAATACGTCCATAGATTTCATAACTCTAGGACCATAGTTTAGGAATGGTAGTTTATTCATATACCTTAGACTACCAGCAACTTGAGACATAGCCTTCTCTCCTATCGTACCATACTGATCAAAGTATGACATCATAGCATTAAACTCAGAATCTTTAGCGTTAACAGTATAACCTCTAAAACCTTCTTCTGATGATAAATAGGAGTTCCAATCAGCTGATGCTTTTTGCCATGCTTCTCTAGTAGAATCAATCATTCCACTAACTGACGCCATAGCACCTCTAAATGTCTGACCATTTGTATCACCCATAGCTCCTATCAGAGTAGCTACAGGACGCATAGCAGTACCTAAACCAGTACCCATCAAAGCTCTAACAGGTGTTTTAGGACCAGATAACATAGAGTTAATACCCATTGTCATAAATTCATTGACAACAGCACCTCTTTGGAATTGATCTTGATTTTTATATCCTTTTAATTTACGACTAAAGAAAGTATGGAAATCAATTGCAGATTGTTTACTACCATTACTAGTAGCTGTAAAGTGTAAGAAGCTTTCTAACATATCATTATCGATATCACCTTGCAGTAACTGTTTAAATTCAGTTACATCATTAGCTGCAGAATCTGAAGCTCTAGCAATGATATCTTCTTTACTTAATGATCCAGTTCCAAAGTTCTTAAATCTTGTTGAAAATGCTAAACTAGTTTCCTTTCTTAACCTAGCTATATTACTATATCTAGTCATGATACCATCTAAGAATGATCCAGGGCTTGTAGCACTGATCTCTCCAGACACACTTAATGCAGCTTTAGCTAAATCTCTAGCTTCATATAGGAATTGACCTAGCATAAGGTCTATAGTTTGTACCTGACTAGCACTTAATACAGGTAAAACTTCCCCATCAAATTCTAATTTCTCTTTAGGTTCACCGATTTTCTTTAATAAATCCTCTTCTGGGACATCACTAAGTAATCTGTTATTACCTGATTCACTTAAGAATTGTTGCAGATCATTCCATTGTCTAGCAACTTCTTTTTTAATAGCTTTACCACCTTTCATTAGTTCAACGTAAGATGGTCTAGCAACTAAAGCCTTTTCAACTCTATCTATTTCACTTAAGGTTGTACCAGGATTAGCATAGTTTAATAAACGTTGCTGCGATTCACTGACTTGACCTCTAGGTGCACCATATTTCTGAGAGAAATTACCTTTAATTTCAATCATATCTCTTACCCCTTCTACAGGATTAGAGTCAATTGATAGTGCTTGGTTATCTGTAAAACCACCTCCTTCATAATATGCAGGATTAATTCTAGGTTTACCTTTAGTTAGATCTAATTCTAACTGTTCCATAGCTAGATCTAAATTGGCATTCTTTTGACGTGTATCACGGGCAGTCATATCACGAACTTGACCCCAATCAATGTCATTCTTCTCTGCATAAATGTCCATAAAACCTTTACGCTGTTCATCTGATAATGATTCCCAGGCTTTATTTGAATTACGCCATTGACCTATTGTAATATCCTCAGCTGGTAAGTTATTTTTAGCTGCTTCTTTAGTTAATTTAGTCTTATATTTTCTAAAAGCAGATCTTTCATAAGCTTTTTTAGCTCCATCTTCTATAACTCTACCCTTAAGCATATAGTCAAGTTCACTGCTATCTTCTAAGGCTTTACTAAGTGGATCTGGTTTGATAGTTTTTCTTGCTCGTTTCTTAGCTTCTATAGAGTTGGCACGTACACCCCAACCTGCAGCTTCAAAGGTAAGATCTAGGACAGCACCTAAACCTAAACCTTCTACAATGTTATACATTGATCTGGTAGCAGGTGACATAGTTTCGTTAGTAGCTAGGAATTCTAAATTACCACTCCATTCAGGTTTGATATCTACTAAGCTTCTAACTAAGTTAGACTCTTGAGACTGGTTACTGATGACATCATAAGTCGCACCTTGTGCTGCACCTAAAGCTACACGGCCTAATTTAGTAGCCCTTGCTGCAGCTGCAAGACCTTTTAAACCTTTTATACCCCATACAACCTTACCTGTACCTAACATACCTCCTGCAAACTCTACACCTCCACGTATAAAGTTACCCCATTTGGTATGTGTTATAGGTTTCTTTTTGATAAGCCACGGGGCATCATATTTCCAAGGATTGGATGGGTCTGATTTTTGATAGAATCTTTTATCAAATAATTTAGGTAAAGAAGCGACGCTGTTGTATAAATCAACACCACCTCCTACTACTGCCTTACCTAATTCTTGAACATTGTCACCTACGTTATATTCACTAGGATCTTTAGGAGCCTCAGCTTTAGCGATTCTATCATCTATTTGTTGCTTTTCCTGTTCTTCACGTTCTTTAGTTTTGTCATCAATATCTGTAATATACTGACCAAGATTATCGAACGTTTTTATTGGTACTGGGTCCATATGTTTTAATTTCTATAATAGTTTACGTTTACTTGTTTAAATACTTCTGGATGTAATTTAAAAGTATTTATATTACTATTTTCCAATGCTTCGATAACTGGAAATATTTGATCATTAGGTGCAGGTCTAGTAAGGTAATTCCAAGTTGATTTCAATTCTCTTCTACGTTTAGCACTTAAAGCATCCCATGTTGATTGTTCTTTTTCAAAATCTGCCAGAACTTTTGCATCGATTGCTTTTCCTTGTTCAATTAATTTTTCCCATTCTTGAGGGTTGTATAAACCACCAGTTAATTTATCTCCTTCATCAACAAGTGCTTTAAATTCTTTACCTATTTGTTTAGCTAATGCTTTACCTATTTTTCCTGAAACTTTAGCAGTTGTTGATATTATATTTCTGAGGTCTCCTCTAAGAGTACGTTCAGGATTGAATAGAGAAGAGGAATTAAATCTCTCTTGACCTATTGGAAAATTAACTTCTTCATTTAATGCGAAGACACCACTATCAAACGCAGATTTATCTTGCCAAACTCGTGATTGATTTATTTGAGTTAACTTACTATCTAAATCAATAGTACCTTTTTTTAAAGATCTAATAAAATCAGTAGCTTCAGTATCAAGTGCAGTTTTAAAATAATCTACATTTTGTAATAGTTCACCTACAGTTGTATCAGATAGATCTTTTTTTAAGATACTTTCTTTTGCTTGATGTAACCCATCACTAGTAAATAAAGCGTTGAACCGTTCATTAGTTGTATTATATGTACCACCAACTTTAGGATTAATATATCCTTCAGCTATTACACTTGTTGCAAAAGTTTCAGATATATTATCTATTCCAGCATATTTTGATGCTGATAGACTAATAGCTACGTTGGTAGATGGTGTACGATCATTTAAAATTCTCCTTTCTTCATCACTAGGATCAAGAGCATAAACTATACCATAATGCCCAGGTATAACCATACCACCTTTTTCATTAAATAAATCTGAATCTGGATTATTAGATTCAACCATAGTAGCCATAATTTCATACTTTGATTTTAATGGATGCATTAAATCTAAAGCTTCAACTACCTTAGGTATTGGATCACCATATCTAATATGCCTTTCCACAGCATTAGTTATTCGAGCTGGGAAATGAGAGTTATCTCTACTATATAATAAAGCTGGATTGTCTCTAACTTCGTTTAGTATACCAAGATTTTCAAGTGATAAACTATAATCTTGTGCATAACCCCTGCCATGATATTTTAGTGGATTACCATCGTCATTTAAATTTAATTGAAATAGACCTTTATTATTTTCTAAATCTCCATCATATTTCTCTACAATCCTTTGCATTATTTCAGACCCATTGTCTGTATTGTTAATATTCCCCGCAATTTCGTTAAATTCTGATATCATTCTTTTACGAATCTTCTGACCATATAATAAGGCATTAGCATCACCTTTATATGAATCACCTTGGCTAGCTACAAGACGTTGATCAGTACCCAACCGTGTAACCTTGAGTATAAAGTTATCTAAATTATCACTAACTGGACCACTACTCCATTCCATTGAAGCCTTATTTACTCTTGGGTTATAGTTTTGTACTCCAGTTGCTACAGCTTTATAATCACTCTTAACCTCTTTCGTATCATATAGCTGTTGAGCCATATCTGGTGGTAATAGGTCTCTACCATTCTCATGAACAATACCCAGAAGTGAATACCTTTCAGACTGGCTTAAGCCTCCTACTTCATTACTTAGTTTATCAAGTTCTTTATGTATTTGGTTTGTTGTCAATGGTGCGCCTGATACTTTTGCCAAACGCACCTTTACTATCAACTTATGAGATTGAGAAGCTATTAGATTTGATCTTTTGCCTAGCTCGTTTTGTAAAACTACCCCAGCAGCTTTTTCTAATTGTTGTATTTTCTGAGGGAATTTTACACCATATTCGACAGTTTGACCGTTAGGTAAATCTAATTTTTGCTTACTTAATTGGTGTATTTCAGCTAAACTAAATGGCAGTTCTCTACCATCTGTTGTCCTTATAACACCTTGTTGAGCTGCTTTTAAGTAAAAAGCATCTAGTTTTTCAGTTTGTGGTTTAAATTGACCACCTTTATGGAGATACTCAGATGTTGCACTTGAATATGGTTTCTTTGTATTTGGATTGTTAAGTCTTTCTTTGTCAGGAACTCCATTTAAAGTATATTCTGACGTTATATTAAACAGCTCATCGCTATCAGCCTTAACATTCCTTATACCAGCATTCTCTATTTCAGCTATATTAATACTTGCAATATCTAAATCATAATGTTCATCGAAAATATCTCTAGCATTATGTCTTTTAAATGATGCTGTATAAAACTTATCTAATGATTTATAGTAAAAATCTTTAGCTTGTCTTCTAAAAGTACGTAAAGTTAAAGCATGATGTTTTGAGAAATTTCCATCACCAAGAGTTAAAGCATTTCGAGCAGCTGTTATTTCTGCCTTCCTAGCGTCAGGTAATATTTTAAAATAATTTTTTTCACTTTCTTTAGCTTTAAGAGGGTTAGCAGCATTTGCCCTCATCGAGTTTTCTTGTAAAAGAATACCTCTCATGCCTGTCGCACGTTTGAGGTTTTCTAGATGTATGGGGTCTAAATTATGTGACTGAGCCCACTCTTCAGCGTATGCATCTCTAGCTCTTATCTCCTTTTCATGAAAACGAAACGAGTCATGAATCGACTCATCAATACTATAGAGTTGTTTTTTGGATAACCATTCTGCAGCAGCTTTCGTTCTTAATTGACTAACTTGTTCTATTGCATTAGGAACTTGTTTGATCAAAGCCATCAATTCTTTTTGTTGCTGCTGTTCGAAAGTCAGTCTAGCTTTCTTTGCTTGATCACCTAAGACACCAGTTTGATAGTCTCGTAATTGTGCATTGCTTAATGTTCTTGCATTTTGCTGTGATTGAGTAACATTAAAATTAGCTTGGCTGCTAACTAAACTACGACGTGAAGCTAGCTCAAGTGTTTTATCTCTTGCTTGAGATCTTCTTTCATCAGCAACGGTCTGCATTCCTTGCAGAGTATCTTTTGTTTGTTGTAGTGTAGCTAGAGATTCTGGTATTATAGTACCTTTAAAACCTCTTTTTTTTCTACCACTACCACCTGCTTTAAAAATTTTAGCCATAATTAATTAACCCGTGAGTGCTTCATATGCCATATATAAACCTACTATCGCTCCGATAGGGTTTGCCATACCTGCCGACATCCCTATTGTTGATGATTGCAAAGCTGAAGCAGTTGCTATACCAGTAATACCAGCACCAGCTACTCCTGCTACCATACCTCCAACACCTCTACTAGTGTCTACCATTGATCCTTCTGTAGGATTTGGTGGTGGCGTAGGTGCTAATGGTGCAAGTGTTGGTATAAGCTCATCTTCTGGAGTACGCTCAGGTTTCCACTTATCTAAATTTAATGCTTCTCTATAAGGTTCTCCTGTTTCAGGATCTATTTCTGAAGGATCTAACATACTTTTAGCCATAGCTACAAGATCTGCTTGCTGTTTATCTAAGCCTAACCCTTCTATATTACTTGCACTGGCGTTTACAGCTTGAGTTAAACTTGTATATAATTGATCTTGACTTATAGCGAAATTGTTTTCTATATTTTCAATATCAAAACCAACTTTATTTAATTCAATTCCAGCTTTACCTTGAGCATGTTTAAAAGTATCTTGAAGATGTTTCACATCAACAGTAGAATTTAATCGAAGATTCTCCATTTCTTGATTTATACTATCAATATCTAATAAATCTTTTTGTTTCCCTATAGATAAATCAGAATCAGCTTTGTTCATTGATCTCTGAGCTTTATTTAATGTACTTAAAACATCTTCTTCTATTTTACTTTCAGCTAAAGCTGCCTTATGTACATTATTTATTTGATTACGTCTGCTAGTTGCGATATTAGCCTTAGCAACAGCTTCACCTCTTACTATAGAGTCAGCCTGGTAAGCATTATATCTACCCATCTCTTGCATAATAGCGTTCTGCTGTTTAGCTTTAGATCTTCCAGATTGACTTAAAGCAGATTTCCCTTGTTGCTTTAATGATTGTATGATTCTCTCTTGACTTTCATGTGCACTCTTAGCTCTGACACTACCCTCATTTCTAATAATAGACATTTGTTGATCATCAGAACGTTGGGCACCTATAGATTTTTCAAGTGATAGTTGAGCTAATTTATATTCAGTTCCAATTGCAGTATCTTTTACGCTATCTGCTATACCTGCTTGACTAAATGCATGGTCAGATTGTTTCTTAATAGAGCCTAATCCTATTTGGGTTTTTGTATCTTCAAGTTTATCAGATCCTTGAGTAGCTTTATCAGTTATTTTTTGACCTTGATATTCTATATCTGATTCTTCTTTTTGAAGATTTTGTTTAATAGCTATTTCTTCAAAACCTTTACCACCAATAGCTTCGTAAAATTCAGAGTTTAATTCTAGATTAGTATATGAACCTTCTATTAATTTCTCATCTAAAAGAGCTTCCTCTTCTTTTTTAGCAAATTCAAATTCTGCATCGTTTAAATTTAACTGATCTTGTACTTGAGTTTGGTTTTGTTTATATAGTTTATCTGCTTGATCCCATTGATAACTTTGCTTATCCTTACCCATCTCCCAAGAATCTTGTGCAGCATCTTCTCGATCTTCCCTAGCTTTATCTTCATGTTGAACTTGTATATCCCAAGCTTTCATCTGATGATCATAAGTATCCCACATCGTACCAGCTTTTTTCTGCCCCCCTAAACCATCGTCAACCCATATTTGTTCAAATTCCTGAGGTTCAATAGGCTTACCATCATCATCACGTATAATTTTCAGACCCCACTGCTGTTCGTGAGCTCCTAAATCATGACTAAATTTTTTTGCAATCTGACTATTTTGATGCTCTAGCATCTTGTCAGTGCCACCACTACTCATAATTTATTCTCCTAATTGTTTTTTAAATAGTTTACGAATTTTCATTGAAACTTGTTTCATTTTCTCTGGCCCTTGAGTGAGGAGGGCTACTATAGGTACAATTTCATGATGTGTATCCCTCCAAACGTGAGCGTATATCTTATCAGTTTCATCACCTTGATCCCATAAATTAGCAGCCATCCATGCATTATACATAGACACATGCTGAGAAGTTAACGTATCTCTATGTTTCATAAAGAAAGGATTATACTGCATTTCTACAACAAGAAATTCTATTGCCGACAAAACAGAACTTGTTGTAACAGTTTGATCGTTATCGTATATGTCATCTACAGTTCTAGATATACACATAAGTCTCCACAAATATTCATAAGCAAATTTGTTCTTTCCAGCTGCTTCTTTTATAATCTCTTTGGTTTTTTCTGTAAAAAACTCACGTTCTTGTTGGGTAGTCATTAAGCTCTTTGATAAAATCTTGGTGAATAATACCCTTCCCACATCATAGAATTTAAGGACACTGGAAAAGGAGAGTCACTATAAGCTTTTAAAGTAAAGTTTGTATTCTTTTGGTGGATAGGGATGTTAGCTACGGATACTGACTCTATTAGAGGTACGTCGTTAGCTAAATAAAAGTTTGCATCAGGTACAGGACTTACATCAGTATAGTCTTCCGTACCTTTTCGATTAAGTTTAAAACCTAATACTCCAGATAAACCAGTAGAGATTTTAACTCTAGCTATGGTTAAAGATGCAGTATAATCTGCTCTGGTACCACTAGGATCATTACTAAAAAATATTGTTGGTAAAGTTACATCATAAGTATATTTAAATCCTACAATTACTTTACTTGCTACACTAGTTAAGTCTTTAAAAGGAACTTTAAAATAAGCTCCAGTACCATCTGTTGCTACAGTAGGTGTAATAGTAAAACCAGATTCAACAAAGGTAGCATTAGTTAAATCAGATGTGGTACTACCAATAACAAGTACAGGCGTTAAACCTGATACATTATTGAATGGTATATAACATTTAGAAAAAGGATTAAGTGGATCAGTTGTGTTATCAAAAACTACAGAACTAGCAGTAGCATATAAATCCATACAAGGATTCATTTTCTGACCAGCAGAGTTAACCAATATAGATTCTTCTGGAGTCTGGTTAAGACTAGCACTGATTAAAGTATATTGACCACCTTGCATAGTAACAGCATATAGCACGTCAGAATCAACTGCTATTGTTTGTACTAATCCAGGTAGTTTCCACTTAAACCATGACTGCATCAAATCTCTTTGACCATCACTGTATGTTCTATAGAAATATACATCATCTATAGAAGCTCCCCACATAGCTAAGAAAGAGTTTTGTGGACTAGCTAGTAAATCTGTAATTGTATCAGGTATATATTCAGATACTATCCTTCCTATATCTAATACATTAGGATTCATTTCTTGACCCCTGGTTCTCATATTAAAGATACGAGTATAACCTGGTGTCTTACTTAAGAATACAATATCAGTTCCATTATCAACTGGATCGATATCAATATCCATTTCATAGTTCGATATACCACGTATGATTGTTGTATTAGGAGTGAATATACCATTAGGTGCATACATCAAGAACTGTTGATTCTTACTGAACAGGATTAGCCCCTGTGCGGTCGGTAGAACGCCTGTAAGTAAAGTTGGCCTAATACTCGAACAACTTAAATCAACAGGGTCAGAGACGATCTGAGTCATCGCTGAGGCGTGATAGAAGTTAAAGAACTCCCCAGACTGACTTAATGAAACATTATCACCTGTTAAAAAACCTAATCTATTACTTGCAAAGAATGCTTGTTGTATCTTTTTACCTACAAAACTAGGATGAGAGTTAGTTGTATCATCTCCTACTAGTCTAGAAGTCCAAGTAGCTGGTCTAAATGTAAAGGCATTAGTTCCTGTATTGACTAATTCATGAGGCATGGTCCCAGCTGTAAGGCCAGCAGATGCATCAGGTGCTATATATTCTTCCCAATAACCTTCACCTGACGTAGCATCATCAGCTATAAAACGTGAATAATATGCATCATCAGAAGTATCTGTATTGATAATCTTAACTACTCTATGATGTTTAGATCTAGCAGGTAGTTTTGAAACAACTGAAACTTGGTTTTGATATGTATCTAATCGTTCAGCATCTGGACCACCTTTACCTGTTATAGTAAAAGTAGCATCACCTTCAAACTCTAGACTAGTATCTAGTTGAGTTACAGTTATACCTGATATACCAGCTAAACCGCTAGCTGCATTTGTATGTGCATAGGTATGTGAATCAGAAACTGCACCTGTTCGTAATGCTGTTAAAACAACATCTATTTTTGGTGAGTCTGGTGTAGTAACAGTAGCAGTATAAGTTGTACCACCTTTAGTAATACTAACAGTATAGTCTGTATTAGGTGTGATAGCTTTAATTCTAGCACTACCAACTCTATTAGCGTTAAAGGTTGGAGCTGCTAGAGCTGTAATTGCAACTGTTTTATTAGTTATAATAGTAGTATCTTGTACAGTTAAGACATCATAATGATTAGCTGTAGTCCCTGTAAGATAACCAGCACCATTGTTCGTAACTGTAGCAGCTACTCCAGTAGTTACATTCCAAATATTAATAGCTGTACCTTTGATACAACCTATATATTTTTCATCTCCATCCCTATGGATGTAAAACCATTTCGCATTGGTTAAAGTGTTTTCATTACCAAGACCTTTAATGAATTTAAACCCAGGTCGTTTGATTAGACCAAAGGTAGGATCAGGATAACCATTGATACATTCAGATAATTGTCCAGGTAATTTTTTAGTATCAGGTTGTTTAGATACACCACCTAAATAATTTGGAATTGTTTGTGTGACATTTGGCATTATCTTTGTAAAGCATGGTATGGTTTGTAGCTGTTGTAATAGTTACCACCTTTGGGGTGACCAAAGAAAGTGAATTGGCCCTGATTACATTCGTATTCTAAAGCTATAGTTCTACATTCTATTTCTTTTGCTTTTAACTGTTGGTATAAAGCATTATCCCCTACAATTCTACTTGAAGTTATAGCGGCAGCTCTAGCAGTTATATAATCTTTCATAGGTATTGGTAGATCTGTCCAATCAAAATACCATACTACATTAAATTTATATTCTGAATTTGTAAATTCAAAGGTATGATTCTGTCTATCATATACCATTGATTTTTCAGGTGTTGCATCTGATATACTTCCTATTACATCTGCACTGGTAGTTGCATCTGATGCTGCTATAGTTACATTATCACCAATCAAATAACTAGATCCTCCTGCAGCAACTGTAATAGCTGTTACTACATTACCTTCTATTGTAAGGTTAGCACGGAATCCTGTGCCTGATCCATTAGTTGTAGTAGCAACATTAAAGATAGTACCGTTGGTACCACTTCCTGTACCGTTTTGTAGTACAGTAAGTTTTGTAGGTATTCTAGTATATTTACCAGCTCTACGAATGACGTCTATCTTCTTTGTAGCGTTGGTTACATTTCTTAAATCATCTTCTGTTAAATCCATCTGTAAAACATTAGGAGGATAAATAATATGATTATCATTATCAGGTGTAAATGGATAATCGTATTCTTTATTAAATGTCCAGCCTTCTGCTTGAACCTCTTGAGATACCTGGATTAAAGTATCATATGCAATCGCAACGTCTGGGTTGGTTTGATCAAGAGTTGTTACAGGTGCCTGACCAACCGACGCTAAGATCTGATTGACTGCAGGTAATTCTGTTGTAGCGTTAGTGGTAGGTAAAGCCATGTTAAATAATATGAATAAAAAAAAGGGAGTCCGAAGACCCCCCTTATATAAATTAGAATGCAGCGTTTCCTGATGAACCTGTTGCAGCACCTGCGATCAATTCGACGCAAGCTGCAGGGTTAACATAGTCAGCACCCATTGCTAAACGACCAAGGATAACGTCACCCTGATAAATCACGGATACGTCACCAGAGGTGATTTGTACGGAAGGTCCAATTGCTTCTACACAACCAGCTCCTTCTCTTTGGAAGATGAGTCCACAAGAGTTAGCGAATTCTGTTTCTTCACCATACTCGTTGTTGATTCCTGTTACGTCAGTAGCTGCATCTTCAACAGCGGCTGAAACGAATGAACCAGAGTTACCAGGATCAGTTACGCCAGGGTTAGTAGCGGAAGCTGAGCCATACTTAGTACCATACTGACTAAAGAATGGTATGTTCATAGATTTGTAGATCTTAATACCAGCGATCTCAACAATACCATTGCCTCTTTGACGGGCTGTACCTTGTTCATCACGGTTTATAAGACCATTATCTCCTACCTGCTGTATAAGCTCATAGTACTGTCTAGGGTTAAGAACACCTACACGTCCCTCAGAACTAACACCTTTCTCATCTAATGCAGCAGCTGCATCATAGAAAGCGTTTACAAGTGAAGCTGGTACATAAGCATCTGATGCTTGGTTGTTAGTACCTACACGGATTTGTGTACCACCTGGCTCTACAAAGTTAGCTTTTGTGATTGGGTGTGCAGCACGAGCACCACGTGTGATAGCTCTAAAGATTAAACGGTCATATTTCTCAGCTAGAGCATAACCAATCTTACGAGATATTTCTGATCTCAAATCATAATGAGCCAGAGTTTCATCTAGGTTATAAACGAATGCACTAGAGATAAGTAGATCATCAACTGTGATGGTCTTCTCAGCTACTGGAGGTGCACCATCAGAGTTACCTAGTATGCTGTTACCTGGAGTGTGGTACTCAGCAGTTGTGCGACCTGTGTAGATGAACTGTAAAGATTTACCGTTCGTCAAGGTACGCTTCATAACGAGGTCACGAGCTATCGCATTGTGTTGGAAGCCTTTAAACATCTCTCCTGAGAAGAGCTTGAGGTAAAGGGCTCTCGCATCACCTGTCGAGTTCGATTGACCAGGCCGCGTCAGATCAGCGAGCGGCTCATTAGCATTTTGATGTGCCATTTTTTATATATTTAAAAATTACTAAAGGTATAAATCATCATCGTGCACAAATTAAATTAATCATTTTGTGGTCTTTCCCACCGTCTAGACGGCTAATGGGTATCCGCGTACGGGCCAAAAGCCAAAAGCGAGTGAGGGGAATCGAACCCCTGTTAAGTTAGATTGGAAATCTACTTTCTGCCATCGACACTCGCGAGGTGGCACAATGAGGTGCCGCCTGTTCATGAAAAATTACATGAGACCATTCTACATATAGAATGAGGGATAGCAATCCTAAGACTGCTATCCATGGTGAATT